AGCTACAGATAGAAAATATGCTCCTTTTATTCATGGTAAGCCAATCTATAGAGGATTTAGCCCAATCAAAAGAACAAGACCATTTTTCCCACCTTATCAAGAGGGATCTAGTCTTGCAAAGTGGGCTAAGAGAGGAAATCCAAAACTAAATCCTTTTCTTGTTGCAAGAGCAATATCTCAAAGAGGCTTGAAAATGAAACCATTCATTGGTGGAGTTGTATTTGAGAAACAAAAAGAGATAAAGGACAGAGGGCAAGAGATGTTAGAATTGATTGCAAAAGATATAGCTAGGAGTGTTAGATAATGGCTTTGCTAACTTCAATCAGAGATGGACTTAAAACAAGATTAGAAACTATATCTGGTTTAACTGCATCAGAGTTTGTTCCAGATTATATTGTTCCTCCAATAGCACTTGTTGCTCCTTTGAATAGTCTTAATTATGATTCAACAATGGGGAGAGGATCTGATACTTATGAGATACCTATTGTTGTTTATATATCAAGAATAGATGCTCAGACTTCACAAGATGAGGTAGATGCTTTCTTAGCTTCTACAGGCTCAACTTCAATAAAAGCAGCTATTGAGGGAGATCCAACTTTGGGAGGTGCTGCTATGTCTGTTAGAGTAGTAAGTGCAACTGATTATGGAGAATATGAAGTAACACAGGGAACGAGTTTTCTTGGTGTAACATTTAATGTAGAGGTAATAGCATGAAAGTTAAAATATTAGTAGGAAGTGATTTTCCGATAAATAAAAAAGAGGTAAGAGCTGAAGCAGGAGAAGTTTTAGATTTACCTGATAAAGTAGCTAAAGCATTGATTAAGAATAATGCAGCAGTCAAGTTTGATAGTAAAATGATGAAACAAGAGGAGGAATAGTAAATGCCTACATTTTCACATGGTAAAGATGCAGTAGTATTGTTAGATGATACAAATCTTTCAACCACACTAACAGATGCCTCTTTGTCATTAACAGCAGATGTTACAGAAACTTCTACATTTTCAAGCTCAAGCAAAACCTATGTAGCAGGATTAAAAGATGGCACAGTAACTCTTTCTGGATACTTTGAAACATCAAGCCCAGATTCAGATGCAGAGTATCTAGCTCAACTTGGTGGCTCTGGTGCAGCTTTTTCTATTGCACCAATAGGATTTACTAGAGGAAATCCTGTATCTTTTGGAACTACAATAGAAACTACTTACGATAGATCAGCAGATGTAGGCTCAGTTGTTGCAGTTGCAGTAGCTTTTCAATTTAGTGGAGATACTAATGATGGTGCATCTTTACTTACTCCAACTGCTATATCAAGTTCAAGTAATCAAACTTCTGTAGATTTTGGAGCTGCAGGAACTAATGGAGGTGCAGGAGTTCTGCATTGTACAGTAAGTTCTGGTAGCCCAACACTAGATGTTAAAATACAAACAAGCTCTGATAATGCTTCTTTTTCTGATTATATTACATTTACTCAGGCAACAGGAACAACATCAGAACTTAAAACAAGTGCAAGTAATCCTGCAAGATATGCAAGAGCAGTTTTAACCTTTGGTGGATCTGGTAGCATAACAGCAGCAGTAGGATTTGCACAGGGATAAATTAAGAAAGAGGAGAGGATAAATGCCAACATTTACACATGGAAAGAGTGCAGCATTTAAAATAGATGATTCTGGAGGAACATTAAGAGATATTTCTAATGTTTTAACAGATGTTTCTGTTTCTAAGACTGCAGATGTAGCAGAGGTTTCAGCATTCTCTAATAGTTCTAAAGCTTATGTAGCAGGACTTAAGGATGCAACAATCACTATATCAGGCTCATTTGATGCAACTGTTGATGGTTATCTCAAAGCTATAGTAGGAGCTTCAGGATCATTTGAGTTTTTTCCAATAGGAAACTCATCAGGACTTCCTAAAGCATCAGGAGAGGCTATTTGTACAAATTACGATAGAAATCCAGATGTAGGAGGAGCTGTAACATTTTCTGCAAGTTTTCAAGTTAGTGGAGATGTAACAGAAGCAACAGTCTAAAATATAACTTAAGTATTTCATTAAAGAAAGAGGTTATTATGAAAAGACTTAAATTAGATGATATATCTAATGCTCCATCTTTACCTGTAAAGGAAATTGAGATACCTGAATGGGAAGCAACAGTATTAGTTACAGGATTGACTAAAGCTGATACAGTTGAAATAAATGAACTTTCAGAGGTAGAGGGAGTAAGAGATGAAGTTTTGTTTGAAAAATATTTACTCTTAAAAGGCTTAAAAGATCCTGAATTTGATAATTTAGAACAAATTGAGGAGTTTTACAGTAAAGCTACTCCATCTATAGTTGATAAAGTTTTAATAGGTATCTATAGATGTATGGCTTGGACTAAGGAGGATCAGGCTTCAATAGCCTCTGAGTTTCCAGAATAATACAGAGTTGGCTTTTGAATTTAGATTAGCTTTAGATTTAGGCATGACAGTTGATGCTCTTAGAAAAAATATGAGTATGCAAGAATTTGAGTCATGGAAGTTATACTACATAGATAGAAATAAAAAAGAGCATAAAGCTGTAACAGAAGCTAATGCTAGAGCAAAATTGAGGAGATAATGGCTAGAGCAACTTTAGAAATGTTCCTGAAACTAACAGGAGCAGATAAAACATCAAGAGGCTTAGATAAAGTTTCTAATGCTACTAGAGAACTAGATGATACAGTAGAAAAAGCAGATAAAGCTAATGCCAAATTTGCTTCTGGTATGTCTGGTGCTTCTAAATTAGCAGTAGCAGGTGGTGCATTATTTGCAGCAAAAACTCTTTTTGATTTTTCTAAAAATGCTGTTCAAGCAGCAGTAAGTGCAGATGAGGCAGCTTCTGCTTTTGGGACTACCTTTGGATCTGCAGCAGAAAGAGCAACAAGATTTTTAGAGAATTTTGCTAATAAAGCAGGATTAACAGTATCAGAGGCACAACAATTACAAGCAACATTAGGAGCTGTTGCACAGGGTATAGGATTTACTCAAGAGGAATCAGCAGATCTTTCTATAGAATTGACAAAAATTGCTGCTGATGTTGCTTCTTTTTCTAATGTTTCAGGTGGTGCAGAGCCTGTTTTACAAGCATTTAGATCAGCATTAGTTGGAGAAAGAGAAGCTTTAAAAACTTATGGAATTGCAATCACAGAAGCAGAAGTACAAACTAAGGCTTTTGAATTAACATCAAAATCAACAACTGATGCTCTAACAAGACAAGATAAGGCATTGGCTACTCTTGCTCTTATACAAGAAAAAGCAACTGTTCAAATAGGAGATTTAGACAGGACAGCAGCATCTTTTGCAAATCAATCAAGATTAGTTAATGCAGAACTTAGAGAACTTAGGGAGGAAATAGGTAGGGAGCTTATTCCTGCATTAGAAATTTTATTGCCAAAATTTAGAAATTTAGTTGAGAATGTAACTCCGAGCTTAATAGCAGGATTTGGTAATGCTGCAGATGCAGTAATTAATTTAGTTTTAGCCCTAGACAGATTAAATGATTTAGATGAGGGCATTGTATTTCTTATCAAAAACTTTAAAGATTTAGCTGAGGAACAAAGATTTTTTAATGAAATTAATGACAGATCCATTGATAAAGCAAATCTTTTTAGAGTGCAACAAGCTGCAGTAAATAGAGAAGTTATAAAAGTAAGAACACAATTAGCAAATCAAACAACACAACTTGATAAATATACAACAAAACTTACAAAGGGAACATTACCTGCTATTGAAAAATATTTAAAATTTATATCCTTACTTAATAATGATAATGATGAAGCAATTGATTTGAATGATGAATTAGCTACAGCTCAAGAAAATTTAACAGAAGCACAAAGAAAAGAAGCACTATCAACTGCTGAGGAAGCTTTACAAAAAAAAGAATTACAAAATCAAATAGCTGAATTGTTATTTTTTCAGAGACAGGGAGTTGATGTTACAGAGGAATTAGCAGTTGCACAAGAACAACTTAAGCTAGTTGAGTTTGAACTAACAAGAGAATCTGAAGCTTTAAGAGATGCTAAAAAAGAAGTTAATGATATTGAGGCACAGTTAGAAGTAACATTAGAAAAAACTAACAAAAAATTTGATAATCAATTAAATGCTTATCTTGGTTTAAATGAGCAAGTAGGTACATTTAAAGAACTTGCAATTGACAAAAAATTTATGGAAATATTAGCTGCTGCAGGTTTAACAAATCCTTTTTTAGCAACAGGTTTAGATCTTATGAGCCAATTAGCCCAATTAGAGGGATTAGATAACAGAGCAAGAGAATTAGAAAGATTTGCTGCTGCTGCAGAAAGATTAGCTAATGCTCCAGATGTTCCAATACAAGCTATTTCCTCTCCTGTAAGTGCTACTGTACCAAGATTTGGGCAGCAAGAATTAGCAGCATTTCAATCTGCAGGTTTTCAGGGAGGGCAACAAAATTTAGAAATAGTCTTACAAATAGATGAAAATGAGATACAGAGAGTTAATACTGCAATACAACAAAGAGGAAAGCAGTTTATTTTAACAGATTTTTAGTATATGGCAGTAACTTTTGATTCTAATGTAAACATAACTGTTGAGATAGCTTTTGACAGCAATCCTCTTGACAGCTCACAATCTTTTACAGATGTATCACAATTTTTAAGAAGTTTTACTACAAACAGAGGCAGAATCAGTAACTTAGACAAATTTCAAACAGGTACAGCTACAGTTGTTTTAGATAACAGAGATAATAGATTTTCTCCAAATCAAACATCTCATTTTTTTGATTCATCAACAGGTATAACAAAAATCCAACCTCTAAAAAGATTAAGAATTAGAGCTACTCATAGTTCTACAACATACGATATTTTTCATGGATTTGTAGAGAGTTTTCCTGTGAATTATGCAGGGCAGGGATCTGATTCAACTGTTAAAATTAAAGTTGTTGATGCATTTAAGTTGTTTTTTAATGCAAAACTAGATGGCATAGGTTGGAATCTAGGTATTTCTTTACTTGGATCTACAACTAGGCTTACACTTACACAAGCACAAGAATTAAGTTCTATTAGAGTAAAAAATATACTTGACAGCTTTGGATATAGTAATCAAGCAATTTCAACAGGACAATTACAAGTCACAACACAATCTACAACAGATGATTTACTTACAGCTTTAAGAAAAGTTGAAACAGCAGAAAATGGAACTTTTTTTATAGCTGCTAATGGAGATGCGACATTTAGAGATAGAAATTTTAGATTAACTAACACAACCACAGCTGCAGCTACTTTTGGACAGGGAGGATCAGATTTACCATATTCTGATATAAAAACTTCTTATGATGATAATAAAATAATTAATACAGTACAAAGAACAAGAACAGGAAGCAGTAATACACAGATTGCTATAGATTCAGATTCAATTAATAGATTTGGAACACATGTTTTAACAGAAAATAATACTCTTAATATTCAGGATAGTGATGCTTCATCTATTGCAGAGCAAAAAGTTGTTTCAAATTCAATACCACAAACAGTTGTAGAACAATTATCATTCAGACCTCAACAAGATCCCAATTTGTGGGTTAAAGCATTAGGATTAGACATAGGCAGCTTTGTTGAAGCAAAAGTAACTACTCCATCCTCAACAATAGAAACTTATGACTTATTCATTGAAAGAATAAAACATAAAGTAGATGCAAGAAATAAAACTTGGAATTGGGTTATTGGACTATCTCCTGCTGAAACAGGAGCTTGGATTCTGGGAGTTCCTCT